CCGACCCGCCCGACCAGGGGGATGTCCACGCCAGGGACCCTTATCTTGATCGCGTTGATCCCCCGGATGAATGTATTGATCGCCCCGATGATGGTGTTGACGGCGCCCTTTATCCCGGACACCAGGCCGTCCCATATCCCCAGGATCGTCCCCTTGACGCTCCGGAAGGTGGAGACCAGGGCGTCGGTCACGGTCTTGAACGTCGTCTTCACGCCATTCCATATCGTGTCCCAGTTGTCCTTCAGGAACAGGATGGCCTTGATCAACGAGCCGGCGGGAAGTATCCAGCCGAGCTTGGACTTGTAGACATCCGTGATCGCCGTGAACACCGTCGTCACGACGGTCTTTATGGCATTGAAGACCTTTTCGAACGTGACCTTCAACGCCTTGACGATGGTATCCCAGTTCTTATAGATCACTATCGCGGCGACTATGGCCGCCGTGATGGCCAAAACAACGGCCGTGATCGGGAGCATGGACACGCTCAGGACGGCGAAGGCGCCACTCAGGATTCCGATGGATGCGGCGATCGTCGGCAGTAATAACAGGATCGGCCCCAGGACCAGGGCCAACGCGCCGAGGGCTCCGACCACGATCATCAAGACCTTCGTCAGCTGCGGGTGTTCGGTCGAAAATGCGATCAACTTGGCCGTCACCGTCTCCAGGACGACCGCCATCGCGGTCAAGGCCGGCATCAACGCCTTCCCGAATTCCTGCTGGAGGTCGCCTACCCGGTTCTTCAGCTGGACCATCGGGTCCGCCGCCGCCTCGGCCTGGCCGCCGAACTTCTCCATGATGGCAGTTATGACTGCGGTGGCATCGGCGCCCTTCTCGACCTCGATCCCGTAGCGTTTCAATGCGGAGGTCTCCCCACCGATGGCCCTCGCCACCAGGGTGGACGCGGCGGACAAATCCATACCCTTCCCGGCCGCCAGGTCAAGGACTGCCGGCAATGCCGCCATGGCGGACTCATAATCCCCGGACACGCTGATCAGGCCCATCAGTGCTTCCCTCTGGGCCTCGTCCCCGAAGTTGGTCTTATTCTGCTGGGCGGCGATGACCCCTTCGATAGCGGCCTTCTGGGCATCATAGGAGGTCCCGACATTCTGCAAGGCAACGTCCAGCTGGGCGATCCCGATGGCTTCCGCCTGGGCAGACCGGACCGCCGAAACGCCGAGGGCCGTGATGCCGGCGCCGACCGCCGACAACCCGATCCCGATCGCCTTCCGGTGTTTGTTGATACCGTCCGCCATTTTACCGAACGCCGACTGGGTCTTCTTGAACCCCGCCTCGGCGTCCTTCGGGTCGGCCGTTATTCTTATTTCAACCTGATTGGCCATCGTGTTCTGGTTGTCCCTCCTGGACTATCGCCACCATCCGGAGGACAGTTATGTCCTCGGCCATCAACTGGGATGGGAGGCAGCTATACCGCTGGCAGAGGCCGTCTATCAGTTCGGCCTGTTCCAGTTCCCAGGGCTTGGTTATCCGTCGCCCGTCACGGTCGATGCCGCCGCCAACGTGCTTAAATCGCCGGATGTCTCGGGTAAAGGGGCAGGCACCGCCGACACCGCCTCGATCCAATGCTGGACGATCAGCATCGCCAAGGCCAACGGGATCTGAAGCATCCCGTCCCCGGTCGCCGGCATCGGCTCCCCGGACGCGTCCTCCAGGTTCCATTCCATCAGGACCTCGCCGCCGAACAGTTCGGCCATCTTGGCCTGGTCGTCACCTTCGGCAGCTTCCCGGAGGGCGAGGTAATGGGCGAAGCTGACGTTCAACCTGACCCATATCTCGGCGCCGTCGTAGTCCGTCCCGGAGAATGTTATGTGGGCGGTCTGGTCCGGGATGCGGAAGCCCTTCCGGGCCTTCGTCCCATTGGTCGCCACCATGTTATGCCCACGTCGGAACGGCGCCGCCGGACAACGCTCCGGGAGCAGACCATGTCAGTTCGCCGCCGGCCCCCCTGGACAGCGCATAGTCGCTGTAGAAGGCCTCACAGGCCAATGTCTGGCCCGATACGGCGATAGTGGTCGTCCTGGCCACTGATGTCGATGGGACCGTCTTAAACACATCATGGGACAGATTGGAGGCATCATTGAATACACCGTTCAACGTCACGGAGAAGTCCGCCAACAGAAGCAGCCGCTCGACCGCCGACTTGTCCAGGCCGGTGATGTCTTGTTCGGCCCTGGGCGTCGAGAAGTCCAGGTTCGTGATGTCGTTGGATATTGTCCGCGCTGATCCCCCGGAGTCGTCGACTGCGACGCTCATCCCTAATCCTGATTCCTTTGCCATGTCATCCTCCGATTCGATATAGGTGGTCGTTCATATCATCCAGGAACTGGATGGGCTCCAGTTCCGTTCTGTCCCGCTTGAATATCGGGTCACGTTCCAATAGCGTCTTGTGTTTGTTAGCCTGGCCGGTGAAGCACTCCTGGCCCGGTTCGAACCTGAACCGGACGACGGCGCCGTCTGATTCTTCCCGGAAGCTGAGCCCGGACCGCCGGACGAATGCCAGGTTGGCCTGGTCGTCCGCCGGCAGGACCGTCTCCCATCCCAGGACGTACTTCGGGCAGCCGGTCTCCGCGCACGAAGCCGCTCGCCAGTGGGTATCCCTGGGCCGGCTGATCATCCAGTGTGTCGTCATTTATAGTTCCCATACTCCCGGCGCTCGATCAGGCCGGACTCTCCCAATTCCTCCAATACCTCCGCGAAGCCCTGATGATCCTGCATGATCTGGCGCATCTCGTTCTCGATGACCGCCTGCCGGGTCACCACATCGGCGACGCGTTCCTGGATGCCGGTGTCCAGTTCCCTGTCCCGGATGGCCTCGATCGCCGGACCGTATTCGTCCATCATCCAGACCACCTTCGTCATGGACTCCTCGGCCTGGAGTGCCAGCTCCTGGACCCGCTCGACCAGGCCGGTGTCGTCATATTGCGTTCGTTGAAGTTCCTCGATGCTTTCCAGGGCCGAGTCTATATTCCCCCTGAGTGTCACCACCCAGCCGATCAGGCCGATGACTATGATCACGACCGGTATAAGACTGAGACCCAACTGGAGCGGCTTCAACTGACCCGCTCCCAGGAAGCAGCGCCCCGGTCTTTGTCGTATAGGTAGACCTCGATATGTTGGCAGCCCCGACAGGTCCGGGTCGCCCATTCCTTGCTACCTTCCCACGAATGCAGACCGATCAGACAGAGCATCTTCATAGCGTCGATAGCTTCTCCTTCCGTTGTTCGACCCGGTTGATGATGCCGGCCAGCATGACCCAGCTGAACCCGATGCCGATGGCATAAACGGCCCACCAGGGCAGGGGCAGCCAGCGACCGATGGAGATCAGGCTGACGTCCTCGATGAAATGGACTCCCAGCGCCATCATCGTGGCGCCGCTTATTAGTGTTTTGATATAGGTTCTCATTACTACTCGTTGTCTAGAATCTTGTGCGCGAGGTTCGCGATCGCAACGATCGACCCAACTCCCGCACCAGTGATTATTCCTTCTTGTTCCATATAGAAACCCATCAGGCTGATGAGCAGTCCCAGGCCCGTGATGGCCGCGATCGCGAAGACTATGTTCGGTTTTATCCGCGCAAATATCGCCATCATCGTTCAAACCTCAGACACCAGATGCACATGGCCGGATGTGACCCGCAGCCGCAGGCCTGCCAGCTATGCCGGCGTAATACCCGGCACTTGACCCATCGCTTCAATCTGCCCTGCTTCCTCATCACTTGACCTGGATACTCCGGTCGACGAAAGAATCGCTCAGGCTGTGAATGACCGTATCAGACGCGATATCAACGGCAATGGTATTTATATCGCCGTCATCACCAATGGTTGTGTTGGTCAAATTAAAGGTCCCAATTTTGAGGAAGTCTAGGTCAATCGGCCCTGTGGAACAGTGGCCGGTGATACTCACTGACCGTATAAAAGCGTCTCCTGCCAGGGTCACCAGGAGCCTGTCAACCGTCCCGGATGCCGTATATGTCCCCGCCCCCCTGGTGCTTTGGATCGATATGGCCGGCGCCCCTGCGCTATTCTGTGTGGGACCCACGTGGTGTCCGTCCACATTTCCGCTCAGATTCATCT